GAAGATAGACATATCCTCAATGTAACAGAAACAGACGAAACTGTAGTGGTTGAGTTTGCTAAACATGAGGATGTAGAACAAGAAGGTGAAGAAGTAGAAATGACTGAAGAAGTCTCTATGGTTGATGAAGAAGATAAGGAAAGAAACGTGATTGATATGCCTATTAAATATAGAACTATTGATTTATCAAAACATTCTTATCTTGATGAAGAAAATCGTACAGTAAGAATTGGTGTTTCTTCTGAAGAACCTGTTGAAAGGAGTTTTGGCATGGAAGTGCTAGGACATTCCGAAGGTGATATAAACATGGAGTTTATAGCATCAGGGCGCGCACCCTTACTCTTAGACCATGATATGACTAAGCAAATAGGCGTAATAGAAGAATTTAAACTTGACGAAACTGCAAAAAGGACAACAGCAGTAGTTCGCTTTGGAAAAAGTGAATTAGCACGTGAAGTATATGAGGATGTAAAAGACGGAATAAGAATGAACATATCTGTTGGATACAGAGTCGATAAACTAAGCAGAATGGACAAAGACGATAAAACTTATTACAAGGCGCAATGGACACCAATGGAAGTATCTTCTGTAAGTGTTCCAGCAGACCAGTCAAGGCTTGTCGGAGTTGGTCGTTCTAAAGATAAACAAACATTAAACACAAAGGTTAAAATAATGGAAAACGAAAAACAAGAAATTAATCTTGATGAAGTTAGAACTCAAAGTGTGGATGAAGCTAGAAAAGAATTCCAAAAGAATTCTAAAGAGATCATTGATCTTGGCGCAAGACACGACAAAAGAGATTTAGCTAATCAAGCTATAAAAGATGGTGTTTCTGTTGAAGAATTTAGAGGTTTATTATTAGAAAATATTTCTAACAACACTCCTTTAGAAACTCCTTCAGAAATTGGAATGACTGAAAAAGAAGTAAGAGAATTCTCACTAGTGAGAGCTATCAACGCTTTAGCAAACCCAACAGATAGACGCGCGCAAGAAGCTGCTGCATTTGAATTTGAATGTTCAAACGAAGCTGCAAGACAGCAAGGTAAAACTGCTCAAGGTATTATGATGCCTTCAGATATGCTTAGATCATGGGTTAAAAGAGACTTAAACACATCAGATGATTCAGCTTTAGTAGCTCAAGACTACAGAGGTGGAGATTTTATTGATGTATTAAGAAACAAATCTTCAGTAATGCAAGCTGGTGCTACTATGCTTAGAGGATTACAAGGTAATGTTGTAATACCTAAGAAAACTGCTGCTTCTTCTGCTGCTTGGATAGCAACTGAAGGCGGAAATAGTACTGAGAGTGAGTTTACAGTTGGTTCAGTAACTATGTCTCCTAAAGTAATTGGTGGACATACTGAAATGACTAGACTTATGCTTCAGCAATCTAGCTTAGATGTTGAAAACCTAGTAAGAAATGATCTATCTGAAGCTATTGCTCTTGCAATAGATTTAGGTGCTTTAGCTGGTAGTGGTTCTTCAGGACAACCTACTGGTATTTCTGCAACTTCAGGTATTAACACAACAACTTTTGCTGCTGCTGTACCTACCTTTGGTGAGTTAGTTGCAATGGAGTCGGCTGTAAGTGCTGATAATGCATTACAGGGTAACTTAAAGTATATTGCTAAACCTTCAGACTGGGGTAACCTAAAAACTGTAGATAAGGCTAGTGGCTTTGGTCAAATGATAGTTGGTAGTGATGGTCAAATTAATGGCTATGATGTTATCAGATCAAATCAAGTTACTGCTGGTGATTACTACTTTGGTAACTTTGCAGATTTATTAATTGGTCTTTATGGATCACTTGATATTACTGTTGATCCTTTCACACATTCAAAATCTGGAACAATCAGAGTGGTTGCGCTTCAGACTTGCGATGTAGCTGTAAGACATGCGGTATCTTTCTGTAAATCAAGCGACTAATTAGTTAATGCTTAAATGGAATGGTGGGGGAAACCCCACCAACTTAAATATGAAAAATTACTTAATACTAAAAGACACTATGGCAGCAGGACAAAAAGTTAATGCTGGCGATATTGTTGAATTAAACGAAGATATTGGAAACCAGCTAGTAGGTTATTACAAAGCTGAAGAAACAACAAAAAAACCTAAAGCCAAGAAGTCTAATAGAAGCGTTGGTTTAGAAACCTCAGAGGTTGTAGCTCCTAAGAAAAGAGCTAAAAAATAATTATGGCTTTGGAAAGTGCAGCAGATTTTAACTCTTATGTTGATTCACAAATAGGTGGAGTAACAGCTACATTTTTTGAAGTTCAATCTATATTATGGGATCAAAGAACAGGACTGATTGATACCTGGTTTGATATTGATTCAGGCGACGCATACAGTATTAATATTATTTTAGATCAAGACTTTTTTAATATTCAAGGTAATACAGTTGCAGTAGAAGGTTATCAGCCAAGAGCTATGATTAAAAGCTCAGACGTTCCTTATATATCACAAGCAGATAAATTAATTGTTAATGCAATAACAACCAACAATGGCACAACATTAACGCCTGAAACTACTTTTTTAATAAAAGAAGTACACCCTGATAATGTTGGAATGGTAACAGTAATATTGGAAGCCCAATAATGAGTCAGTATTTAATGGAAACTGAAGAAGATATGGCTTCTTACTTAGATATTAATTTTGGTCATGGTGTTTCATGCGTTTTTACAAATAGCGGCGGCAGTTCAACAACTATTAATATTATTTTAAATAATGAATATGTTGAACAGGATGCTTTAGGCGTTGCTGTTGAGGCGACTAAGCCTATTGCATATTGCAGAAGTATAGATATACCAAATATAGCTCATGGAAATACTATGGCTGTAGCTGCAATAAAAGATGTTGATGGTAATACTTTAAAAGCAGCACAAGCATATAAAGTAGTTTCCATACAAAGCGATAGAACAGGTTTTACAGCTTTAGAGTTGGAGGTGTTTTAAATGGCAAATCATGTAAGACAGCAAATTAGAGAAAAATTTGGTACTACTCTTAACAATTTAACTACCACTGGAACAAGAGTATATCAAAGCAGAGTATATCCGCTTGAAACTGGTGGAACACCAGCGCTGCTTATATACACAAAAGAAGAAGAATCTGAACCAGTTGTAATAGGCACAAACAGGTTAAGTGCAAGAAATTTAGCTGTTGCTGTAGAAATTTATGTAAAAGCTGTATCTAATTTTGATGATACTTTAGACACTTCAGCAAAAGAGGTTGAAATGGCTATAGCTGCTGATCCAACATTGGGCGGGTTAGCAAAAGACTGTTACTTACAAAGTACAGAAATTGATTTTAACGCAGAGGGTGAGGCTCCATTATGTTTTGCTTCACTAATTTTTTTAACCAACTATTACGTCAAAGAGCAAGCTCCCGACGTAGCAGTTTAATAGGAGAATAATTATGAAAATGATTAGTCCAGATGGCAATATTTCTATAGATGCACACCCTAGTAAGGTTGAGTCATTTATGAATATGGGTTGGAAAGAAGAAGCAGCCCAAACAATAAAATCTTCTTCAAAAAAAATAACTAAAAACGAGGTAAAAGAAAATGGCGATACATAAAGGAAGTGAAGGTACTGTTCATGTTGGAACAGATGCTATAGCTGAAATTAAGTCTTATTCTGTTGAGGAAACTTCTGATACAGTTGAAACAACATCTATGGGTGATTCTGCTAGAACTCATTTAGCATCATTAACATCCTTCTCAGGAAGTTTAGATGTTTTTTGGGATGAAACAGATACAGCACAAATAGCATTAACTGTTGGCACAAGTGTAACTATTAAGTTCTATCCAGAAGGAACTGCAAGTACAGCTAAGTATTATTCAGGTACAGCTATTGTAACTGGTGTTACAAGAAGCGCATCTTTTGATGGAATGGTTGAAGCTAGTATTTCTGTTCAAGGAACAGGCGCTTTAACATTAGCGACAGCATAGAACAATGTCAGCAATAGATAACGCAAAGAAACATTTTGATGCATTAGAGACAAGAACTATAGAAGTCCCTGAGTGGGGTGAGGATGAACAGAATCCATTGGTGATTTACTGTAAACCAATCACCCTAGCAGAGACTTCTAAGTTTATGAAACTAGCTAAAGATGATGATGTCCAGTTGCTTGTATATGTGCTTATTTATAAAGCACTAGACGAGTCTGGTGAAAAGTTATTTACGATTGCCGATAAGAAGACCTTATTGGAGAGGGTAGATAGAGACGTATTGATAAGAGTATCAAGCGAAGTGATGAATAATGTTTCGCAGGATGATATTAAAAAAAAGTAATAGAAGATAAGCAGCTTTACATTAAATATGCATTAGCTGAAAAACTAGGTAAAACTCTAGCAGAAATTGAAAGTATAACTGTAGAGGAGTTTCAAGGCTGGTTGGCTTATCTTGAAATAAAGGAAGAAAAATAATGTTTTCAGGGTTAGCAAAAAATAATTTACTCTTTACCATAAGTGGAAATGACCAATCTGCTAAAGCTGTTAATAGTTTTAAAAAGAATGTAGGCGGAGCAAATCAAGTTGTAGCTCAATTAAGGAATACTATTCTTGCTGCTTTTAGTGCAAGAGAAATTATTGAAGCTGCCAACGTAATGATTGGCGTTGAGAACAGAATGAACGCCTTAACTGGTAGCGCTACTGAGACTGGTATTGCAATGGATAACATGCGTAGAATCGCTAGTGATTCTAGGTCTGATTTTGATGCTGTAGCAATGCTTTATACAAGATTAGCTTTAGCTACAGAGCATTTAGGCGCAACTCAAAGAGATGTAGCTGATGCAACACAAACAGTTGCTAATACCTTTATTATCGCTGGATCACATGCTCAAGAGGCAAATAACTCAGCTAGACAGTTAGCCCAGGGTTTAGCTTCTGGTGCATTGAGAGGTGATGAATTACGTTCAGTTATGGAAAACAATACCATCCTAACAAAAATGTTAGCCGATGGTTTAAACATGACTATTGGTGAGCTTAGAGAATTTGGTCATGCAGGTAAACTTACTGCCGAAACTGTAATGCCAATTCTTATACAAGGCACAAAAGAAACTAACGAGCAAATATCAAAAATGCCTATGACGCTAGGGCAAGCTGGTGTTGCTTTGCGTAATAATTTCCAATTTATGATTGGAGATATACAAAAAGGAACTGAAGGATTTTCAACACTAAGTGCTATTGTTGGCAAATTTGCTGTGAGTATTGATCTTATCTTAATACCAGCAGTTGTATTACTAACAGCAGCTATAGCCAAAGCAACTATAGCTATGGGTGTATTTGCGCTTGCAAATCCATTTACTGCTTTTGCTATTGGAGCAGTTGCAGCTTTAACAGCTTTTTATGTTTTTAGAGATGAAATAATACATGGGTTTAAGATCATGTTCCATGAAGCAAATATAGCTACAAAAAAAATAAAGTTAGGATTTCTAAAACTTTTTAAATCAATAAATGATGGTTTTATACTTCCTATTAGAAATGCATTTAGAGGTACAGCCAACTTTATTTTTACAATATTTAATACTGCTATAGAAAATGTTAATAAGGTTATAGATAAATTACCAAACAAAATAAAAGACAGGCTGGGAATAGATAACTTACCCAAAATAACATTACTAGATAATCTTGTGCCTGAAGATAGTGAATTAAACGAAAAAATAAATAAGACAGCTAATAAAATAGAAGAACTTAGTAATAAAGTTATTAAAAAAGTAAAAAGAAGATCAATCTTAGACATATTTTTAGGGCGCGATCCTAATGATCCTGATGCAGATGATGGTACTGGTTTTACCCCGCTAACTGCTTTAGAAAAATTTTTAAAAGATGCAGAAGATGGTTTTAAAAAATTTCACTCAAACATAAAAACAATGCAAGAAGAAATGCAGGGTGTATTTAAAAAATCTTATGATGGTTTAACCAATCTAACTATGGATTTCTTAGAAAATGGTAAAGCTAGTTTTAAAGACTTTGCAACTAGTGTTGTAAGAGAGTTAATTAGAATAGCAGTACAAAAATTAATTATTGACAGAATGTTTACATCTATGGGTGGCACAATTTCACAAATAAGAGATGTAGCTTCAATGGATAATGGTAATTTTAATAGTTTAATTCAAGGCTTTGCTGGCGGTGGTTATACAGGTAATGGCGCTAGAGCAGGCGGGATAGATGGTAAAGGCGGTTTCCCAGCTATATTACATCCCCAAGAAACTGTTATAGATCATGCTCAGGGTCAAAGCATGGGATCTACAGTTAATTTCAATATATCAACAGTAGATGCAGCAGGCTTTGATGAATTGCTTGCATCAAGAAAAGGTTTAATAACTTCTATTATCAATAATGCAATGAATAATAGAGGAAGAATGGGAGTTACATAATGAGTGGTACATTTCCAACAAGTCCAAACTTTAGAGCATTAGGCTTTCAAGACAACAGACCTACTTTAATAAATCAGACCTTATCAGGTAAAAGACAAGTAAGGCAAATAGGGGGTCAATACTTTACCTTTACAGTATCAATGCCGCCAATGCAGCAGTTAGAAGCTCAAGCCATATTTGCATTTTTACAAAAACAAAAAGGAATGTTTGAGACATTTTTAATTGGTTACCCATTAAATAACAAGGGCGTAAGTCATTCTGAGTCTGATATTTTAGTGAATGGCGCACAATCTGCTGGCGATGCTGATATAGCTTCAGATGGATTTTCTCACACCAATAATGCATTAAGAGCAGGTGATTTAATTAAATTTGCTAATCATTCTAAAGTTTATATGGTTACAGATGATATTACAGCAAGTGGCGGAGCTGCTTCTATAACTATATCTCCACCATTGGTAGCTGCTGTTGCTGATAATGAAGCAATAACAGTAAACAAGCCACAATTTACAGTTTACTTATCTACAGGAGAAATTAGCTATTCAACAGATGCTTCAGGCTTTTACAGCATCTCATTTGAAGTGCGCGAGGTTGTAGTCTAATGGGTAGGAGCTTATCTACAGCTCTGCAAGCTCAAGTATCAGCAGAAGCTAATAAAATTGCTTTTCTTGTTGAGTTAAATTTATCAACAGTTATTAGAGCTACAGACTTTTATACAGACATAACTTATGACTCAGAAACATATCAAGCTGGCGGTTCTTATTTAACTGTAGATACAACGCAAGAGACAGGTGAATTAAAGGTTGATGAAATTAATATTAGATTCTCAAATGTTACAGATGAAGTTAGAGCATTAATTAATACTGGTGCTTATGTAGATAAATCTGTAAATGTTTATATAGCCTTTATGGATTCTAGTGATGCTTTGGTTGGAGCTATTAATTACTTTACAGGCAAAATTAGATCAGTCTCTATAGCTGAAAGCACTACAGATTCTACAGTTAGTATTGTGGTTGCTAATCATTGGAGTAATTGGAACTTAACAAAAGGCAGACATTATTCAGATGAATCTCAACAAAACTTTTCTTCAGGCGATAAAGGTCTTGAGTATGCAACACAAACAAAATCAGATGTAAGGTGGGGTAGCTGATGCTTAAGATATTTGCAACTATTGGCAGTGCTATTAAAAGCGCTTGGGAAACTGCAACAATATTTCAAAAAATAAATATGGTTTTTCAAGCAGCTACTTTAGCTATTGGAGTTAAAGGCTTCTTTCAAGCAAGAGACTTACTGGCTAGAGGTCAAGACATACTTGCAAACAAAACAGCAGCTGGTGGGAAGATACCTGTTATCTATGGTAGACGTAGAGTTGGCGCGCAAATTGTATATATGGACACCGCTTCTAATAGAAGTAAAGATTTATTTATTGTTTATGCTTTATCAGTTGGCGAATGTGAACAAATAGAAGGTAGAACAATAGAGCTTGATGGTAACCCTATTACTGATCCAAATAGATTTAGAGATGGTTGGTATATAGGTTCAGATAAGATTAATTCAGGTGCAGGAAGTCTTAATACCGCATCTCAAGTTGGAACTAACAATGGAACTGCTAGTGCTGGCGGTGGTGGGACTGATCCAACTAAAAGATATAGAGCTGTATTTAATTTGCATCATGGAGAAGCCACACAAACTGCTGATCCAATGCTTAGAGCTTCAGTAGGTAGTCAATGGACTACAGCGCATAAACTAAATGGCATAACTTACATAGCAGCATCGTATGAGTATGACACTAAAGCTATGTTTAGATCAGTTCCGCAATTAACTGTAGTTGTAAAAGGAAAAAAGGTTTACGATCCTAGATTAGACTCAACAGTTACAGGTGGTAGTGGTTCACAAAGATTAGCAACACCATCTACTTATGCTTGGAATGATAATGCTGCTTGTTGTTTCCTTAATTATTTAACTAACGATGAATATGGTAAAGGTTTAACAGCTAGTGATTTAGATTTAGAATCATTTAGAGTAGCAGCAGCCTTAACTGATACATTGGTTGATACACCTGATTTTAATGGTTCTTATGCTTCTACAACATGGAGTGCTAGCGGTGCTTCAACACCTACTAATGTAATTACATTTGCTAATGAATCTCAATGGTCTAAATATAAACTAGGAGACACCTTATCTTTAAAAGATAGTAGTGGGAATTTAGTTGTAAATGAAAAAACAATATCAGATATTCAAAGAAATGTTTTTTATGGTCAATCTCAACAAAACATAATAATTATAGATGATGAAATTGATGATGATTATGATGATGAAGTTGGTACTTCATTAGTTAAATCAAAACGCTTTCATTGTAATGGTGTAATAGATACTAATAAAAACGTCATGGAAAATGCCAAAGAATTACTTGGTAATATGCGTGGTATCTTAAATTATGTTGATGGTAAATATGAATTATTAATTGAAGATACTGGTTCTTCAGAATTTACAGTTACAGACGATCATATTATAGATGGTATATCTATTGATTATGGCAATAAAGATAATAGGGCAAATAAGGTTGTAGTTGAGTTCTTTAATGGCGCGCAAGGCTATGAACAAGATACCGCTACTATTTATCACAATAATAACACCTCTACCTATAAAGATGATGATGGTGGTGAAGAACTAGAGGTTAAAGTGTCAGCACCATTAGTAGTATCACCTTATGTTGCCTGGAATATGGGTAAAGCTGTATTAGCTAGATCAAGATATCAAACTACTATTAACTTTATGGCAACACCCGAATTATATAAAGTTAATGTAGGATCAATTATTACAGTTACTTATGCTGGTCTTGGTCTATCAAGTAAATTATTTAGAATTGAAACTATGGACTTACAGGCAAATGGCTTAATAGCTGTTAGCGCAATAGAGTATATTGATATTTACACATGGGAAATACCACCAGTTGAAAGCGTACCGCCCAAATCTGATCCGCCCACAGGTTTTGAATTAGTAGTACCAACAGGATTAGCTTTTACAGATAGCAGTAGTTCTAACCCTAGAGCATTTTTAGAATGGACTGAAAATACTGATTATCCTGTTGATGAATATAGAGCAACAGTATTAGATAGCAGCTCAAGACCAGTAGTTAATAAAATAGTAAACGATAACTATGTTTATTTAGACTTATTAGCTGTGGGAAGTTATACAGCAACAGTTACAGCAATTAATAGTGTTGGTTCTGAAAGCAATCCTTCTGATGTATACCCATTCTCTGTAGCAGAAGAACCTATATATACAGGTGATGTTCAAGATGCTGCTGTTAGTACAATTAAAATAGCAACAAAAGCTGTTAGTTCTTTTGTTGTAGCTACTGGAGCAAAAACCTTTTGGTTTCAAGATAACTTACCTGAAACAGCTATAGTTACAAGCGCGGTTTTTCAAGCCCCAGCAAATACAGATAATCCATTTGCGGTTATTGGCAATACTGCTATTGTGGCTAACTCAGGATCATCTTCAGACTTTGTTAGGCTAAAGCTGTTTAGAAGAAGCGCATCTACAAGCAATGGCGTATCTTCAGCAACTTATATAAACATAGCAGACTATAAAATGTTTGGTGATAGTGCTGAAGCAATACAAACAATAAGTGATAGTGATAGCTATACAGCAGAGCATTTCTATCAATATAAAATGACATTACAAACACAGGGAACATCAACAATAGGCGGACAAACAAGAAGTTTTGGTGCTTCTGTTTTACAAGTATTTACAACCTACAGATAATTATGAGAAAGATAAGCTGGTATGACAATGATGGAAATATAAAGTTTGTTCAAAATTGTGAACAGGGTTTAGAAGATATATCCGCACCTGAAGATAATTTAGATTGGATAGAGGGTTGTCCTGAAATAATAGATAACGCAAGGGTTGTAAATAATCAAATAATTAATGGCAATATTACAGAAGATGAAACAACAGAATTAATAAGAAAAATAAGAAATGTAAGATTAAAAGATTCAGATTGGACTCAGGGTGCTGATAGTCCTTTATCTGATAATAAAAAAATAGAATGGCAAACATATAGACAAGCATTAAGGGACTTACCAGCAGATTATCAAGATACTGATAATATTGACGAAGTTATATTTCCGAACTTACCTCAATGATATTAACTTGTTATAAAGTTTGTTTCTTGGATTTATAAATATCAAACTTATGTATAATACTTAATAGAGGAATACTTAAAATGGCACAGGCAACAGATTACAATTTAGCAAACCAAACAGGCGCAGACTTTAGAGCAGAATTAAATGAAATTCTAGCTGCATCTGTTAGTTTAAATAGTGGTTCTAGCGAACCAACTACTATGTATGCTCATCAATTATGGGTAGATACGTCAAGCAATGTATTAAAGATAAGAAACGCTGCTAACAATGCATGGCTAACTACTGGTGTTAGCATTACTGCATCTAATACTTTTGATATTAATGCTGGTACTGTTAATGGTATTACCTCATTAAGTTTTAGTTCAGGTGTTACAGTAGCATCCATATTAGATGAAGATAATTTAAGTAGTGATTCTGCAACAGCATTAGCAACTCAACAATCAATTAAGGCTTATGTAGATAGCCAAGTAACAGCGCAAGATTTAGATATAAGTGATGGTAGTTCTACTATTGCTATTGATCTTGATTCTGAAACCTTATCTTTATTAGGTGGAACTGGTATTACAAGTACCGCTTCAGGCAATGGTGTAACTTTTGCTATTGGTCAATCAGTAGGAACTTCAGACAATGTAGTATTTAATCAGGTTACAGGTGCATTAGTTGGTAATGCTAGTACAGCAACAACTTTAGCAACAGCAAGAACTATATCAGGTGTTAGTTTTGATGGTTCAGCAAATATTACTTTAGATACAGATGATATTGGAGAAGGTTCTAGTAATCTTTACTATACAGATGCTAGGTTTGATACAAGGCTTGCATCTAAAACCACATCAAATTTAACTGAAGGCTCTAATCTTTACTATACAGATGCAAGGGCAAGGGCTTCAATTAGCGAAAACTCAGCACAATTATCTTATAACTCAGGAACAGGTGTTTTAACTTATACTCAAGGTGATACAGATACAGTAAGCGAAGGATCAAGCAATCTTTACTATACAGATGCAAGGGCAAATTCAGCTATTGATGCTAGAGTTACTAATACCTTTATTAACAATTTAAGTGGCGTTGTAGCTGATACTGCAACAGCTTTAGCAACAGCTAGAACTATAGCTTTAAGTGGCGATGTGGCAGGCTCAGTTTCATTTGATGGAACTTCAGATGTAACCATATCAAGTACAATACAAGCTAACTCAGTAGCTTTAGGAACTGATACTACTGGTGATTATGTAGCAACAATAACTGGTACAGCAAATAAGGTTTCTGTATCAGGATCAGGAAGCGAAACAGCAGGCGTAACATTGTCATTACCAGATGATGTACAAATAGCAGATAGCCTAACAGTAGCAGGAAATCTTACTGTTAATGGTGATTTAACTTACCTAGATACTACTAATTTAAAAATAGAAGATAACCTATTTGAACTTAATGCTAATTTAACAGGATCGCCAGTTAATGATAGCGGTATGCTTATTAATCGTGGCAATCAAAACAATGGCGTATTTATGTGGGATGAATCTGCTGATAAGTTCACAATGGGACTTACAACAGCAGATGGTACTTCTACAGGCAATATAACTTTAGCTTCACTTGGAACTTTAGTAGCTAATCTTGAGGGAAATGTAACAGGAGATGTTACAGGTAATGTTTCAGGAACAGCCGCTACAGTAACAGGTGCAGCACAAACAGCTATTACGAGTGTTGGAACTCTTACAGGCTTAACAGTTGCTGGTGCTACAACTTTAAGTCATAGCGGAACAACTTTAAGTGTTGATAGAACAGGCGGTGCTACTGCTCTTATAGAGCTAAAACAAGCAAGTACAATAAGAGGTTATTTAGGAGCAGATTCTACTAAAAGTTTAATTGTATTTAATGGTTCTGCTGCTGAAAAATTTTCAGTATCTAATGCAGGCATAGCTGTTACAGGAAACATATCTAACACTTCAGGTGATTTAACACTAGACGTTGTAGGAGACATCATATTAGATGCAGATGGTGGAGAAGTTAGATTTAAAGATAATGGTACTGAGTTTTTATCATTTTCTACTGGTAGCATGACGAGAACTGGTAATTTTACTTACGATGTAAGTGGCATACAATTATTTAAAACCAATTCTACAGAAAGAATGCGTATAGACGCTTCAGGCAATGTAGGTATTGGAGTTACTCCTGAAACAGACTGGCACTCAAATTATAAAGCCTTACAATTAAATACAGGAAGTGCTTTTGCTGCGTATGCAAGTGGTACAACTTTTGGAACTGCTATATCAACTAATCAAAGAGTAACTGGCAATACTTTTACTAATGGCAATAAATATATAGCTTCAGCACCAGCTTCATTATATTTACAACAAAATACTGGAATTCACACTTGGTACACAGCAGCTTCAGGAACAGCAGATGCGACTATTTCTTGGTCTGAAAGAATGCGTATTGATTCTTCAGGCAATCTTGGCTTGGGGACTGCTAGTCCTACTTCTTATTATTCAGGAGCAGATAACTTAGTTGTATCACAAGCAAGTGGAGAAGCAGGAATAAGCGTAGTGACAGCAAATAATACTACAGGTGCTTTATATTTCGCTGATGGCACTTCAGGAAGTGAACAGTATAAAGGTGGTATAGCTTATACCCATTCAACAG